ACAGCTCCAAAAGCTTCATCTCAGGAGGCGCAACTTTGTTCGGGTTGTAGTCGTTGGCGTGTACGGCGTCGTTCTTGACCCACCGAACAAAATCAACAGGCTCATCTTTGAACGGGCTTACTTCGTGTAGCATTTCACGAATCTTGTTAAGCGTCTCCACCTTATCCGGCATATCCATGAATCTCAGTTCATTTACAATGCTTTCTGCCCTGGCAATAATTGACATATTTACTCTCCTTCTCCGAAAACAAAACCCAATCTACAACAGATCGGGTATGGTTAATAAATACCGATTAGTTATAAGCGCCTGGGTTTTAATAACCTGATGGCTATTTTATGAATTTGCCATTCTGCCGAAACTTCAACCTCATGACCTCGCCTGCTTCGGTGTAGGTCATTGGGTTCATGGTTATCATAACCACGGTCTTTCCGTTTTCCAGTACGGCGGTAAACTTGCGGGAGGTTTGGGGCTCGGGTTGAGCCCCTTGGTTGGTGGTCATGCCATCAGTGCGTTAAGGCGAGCGAATGGGATATCAGAGTTTGGATCAACTCCACCGCCTCCGGTTTGTTGCTGTTGCGGATCCTGACGCTGCTGCTGATACGGTTGTTGCTGCTGGCCTTGGCCCTGGTCCCGCAACTCAAAACAGCTAATCATAAGGCTGTCACGGCCTTCAGGGTTTGGCACTCCAGCCGGATTGAAGGTGCGCTTGAAGATCAGGAAAATCCCGCCGTCTTCGCCCTTCATCATACTGCCGACATTTTCATACCGGCCTTTTGGCTGACCCTGTGCGTCGGTGTACTCGGAAACACGGACTGCCAGATCACGAATCTTTGTTGCTGCCATTTCTATTTCCTCATTTGAGATATTCGTCGTGCTCAGTTGCAAAGCCTTTAACGGCTTCCTCGATCCACTGGTTAGCCTTTTGGCACTTAGCCAGCATGTCTTTCTCAATATCCATATCCCGCGTGTAGCGGGCCACGGTGATCCTGTGGTGCTTTGGTATGGATTCATCAATGTAGTGGGGCGTCGGGTCGTCCCACGGCTTCAGAAGGTCGTCAGGCGTGTTTAGCGCGCAATAGGCAATCTCCCACTCTGGTAGATCGAACAGCGCCATATAGCCCCTAGCCTGGAATTCGTACTCTTTCTTTCCGGCCTGCTCCGCTGTCAGCGGGAATGTCAACAGAGACCAAGCGACCTTTATGTCTACGCCCTTCTGAGATCCCAATGCAATTAGGTCAGGCTCCCCGGTAATAATCCAGTTACAGCGTCGCTCACTCGCCTCCACTTTTTTCAGGTCATACAGGAATACATCATTGTAAAGCTGGATTCCCTCATCCTCACACATGACGCCTTTCTGAATGCACTTCACATCGTCTAGGCTTTTGCGCACACCGAATAACTGTTCCCTAGCGGCCTCAAGCATGGCTCCCTTGGCGGTTTCTGACCACTCAGCGCCTTTCGTTCGTGGCTTGGTCATGATCTTGCTGATTGAGCTGCAACGGATCATTTCATTCTCCCTTGACCTTGTTCTTCGTCGTGCTTCTTCATGCCTTCCTCGACCCTTTCCCATTGCTCGTTTGTTAGATCGAATTTAGCGGCCAACTTATCAAGGCTAAATTCCCCTGCGTTAATCCGCTCGATTGCCTTGGTCAGCCGCTCGTCAGTGATCTGTTCTTTCGCGGGCTCTGACTTTTCCGGCTCCGCTGGCGGTTGAGCCTCGTTGCCGTTCTCATGGGCGTGAAGGTCGCCTTTGTGCCAAAGGTCTAGCGCACAACCAAACCGAATTCCGGCGTTTCGGAGCGCATCACCAATGCGCTCTTTCATGGCATCCCCGCCCATCTTCCCAGGCGCATCCCCGTAACCAATGCGAGTCATTCCGGCAACGGTCAAGCGAATCCACAAGCCGCCATCTTTATCAATGGCTGGCAGTCCAGTGTCGTCAGTAGCTAAAGGCTCCCAGGTCCAGAGCGGGTCAACGTCTAACAGCCGGTCAGTCAGCGCTGCATGGCCAACGTATGATAAGTGCTGGACCTGTGGATGGTGCCATTGCCCGCACAGATCACAGCGGACACCTTTTTTAAAGTCCCGCTTAACTTCCTCAGTCTGCGCCCGCGTTGGCTTAGGCAGTGCGCTGATCTGGTTTTCTGGGAACGGCTCCCGAAGTCGCTTCAATGTTTCCAGTTGTTTTTCTATATCGCTCATTCTCTCATCCCCTTTCCGTTGTAGTGACATTGCTGAGTAGAAGCGAAGCCCATCAGTATCTTTCATTGATCACGATCTCGTGAGTCTCCGAGCATTTATCGCAAAGCACCTTCATCGAGCCCACATAGTCCAGCTTTGGATTTCCTTCGCTGTCTAGGTCGCCCATATCGTAATTAAGGTTCGCGTCGTAAAAGGCTTTCGCATCGCAAACGTCGCAATGATAATAATCTGCGTACGCCATAACCCTTCTCCCGTATGTGTGGTGGTTAACTCTCATCCCAGTACAAAGCGTCAGCTTTCCCTATGGCAACGTCCCACGCCAAAAGAAAGCGCCAATACCATCGATAAATGCAATTGCTCGGCTCTGGCCTTGCTGGCGTCCACTCTCCGAAACGTCCTTGTTTGTCGGTATCCCAGTTTTTAATTGCAACTGCTTCGTAACCGTCAGGCTGTCTCATAACTCCCTCCTATTCATTGAGTGTTGTGTTAGCCGACCAATGCCGCAAGATCGTCGGGCGTCAGTCCGGCTTTTTTCGCCTTCTCTAGCGCAGCTTCCCGAGCTTCGCGCATCCTCCGCTTCTTTTTGTCTGCGTCATTTTCTTGCGAAATGCGGCCAGGTATCAGCCATGTGTTGTTAATCTTCACGGCCAGACTTTCAGTCACATGGCAATTGCTGCCCTGCACATTGCGTCCAGAGCCAAGCCTCTCCGCTGCTTCATAGCTCTCAGCAATCACGCACGGGACCGTAAACCCTTTGCCTTCCGTGCAGTCAGTGTTGGTCCATGCCACCCAGACCGGCTTGCTATCTTGTATCTCCATAATGCTGCCTCGTTATTGTGTTGAACAACTAAACATTATGGTATAACCTTGGTTAGTGCAAGTCAAACAAACGAGAGGGCTTTGTTAATGGACATTGGAAAATCTATCAGGGTGGCGCTGGCTCACCGAAACGAGAATAAAAGCTGGCTGGCTAAGCAGCTTGGATGCACTCCGGCATGGGTCAGCAGGCTGGCCAATGGTGATGTTGTGCCTGGCGGGAAAAGCATAGAGGGGCTGGCTGACGTTTTCGGTATGACCGTCTCGGAATTTATCGCGCTTGGGGAGAAGTAGGCATGGATGTGCAGTTTCCAAGTGAGCAGTTTATCGAGGATTACGTTGAAAGCCGGATAACCAACAACGCCTCATGCCCCGTTTCCGGACTAGATGTGGACGTGCATTTTAGGCAGCTAGAAATTAAAGGCTACGGCGTGGCAGATCTGGTAAAGATTGAATACTCGGAAAACCACATAGAAGTTACGATTCTTGAGCTGAAAAATCGGCAACTTAAAGAGTCGGATATATCTCAGCTTTCCCGATACATGAGAGGAATGGAAAGACTGTTAACAAAATACCAGAGAAAACTTAAAGGATTTTCGTTTGGCGTTTGTGGAGAGCTTGCCGGCCCATTTGATGTACAGGCAACCGACTTCGTTTTCATAATCGGAAGGCTTGAAGGTGTCACAATTTACAGGCTGGAGCTTTCCCTAGACCAAGGCTTCAAGAGTACAGAAATAGGGTCCGATTGGTTCAACCATGGGGAGGATTGGAAAGCCACGAGGGCTGCAGCGAGAGAAGTATTTAACCTGTACCCTTTTCCGCCAAAATCAATTCCAGAAACGGGGGGGCTCGAAAATGGCGAGGGCTAGAAACCTAAAGCCCGGCTTCTTCAAGGACGCCAAAATTGTAGGGTGCTCCTTTGAGGCAAGACTTCTATTTCAAGGCTTGTGGTGCATGGCTGACTATAAGGGCCGTTTAAAATATGTTCCGCTGGAAATGAAAATGGAGGTGTTCCCGGCGGACAACGTCGACGTTGAGAAATGCTGCAATGAACTGAAAGAATCTGGGCTAATCTCGATATATCAGGATCGCTCTGGTAGCACTCTGGTGCAAGTCCAGAACTTTGAGAAACACCAGAACCCCCACATCAACGAGCGCAAAGATAAGGCCGGAAACTGGATGCCGGCGCTTCCCGGACCAGAGGACTGCAAACGCACTGACCCAGAAAATGAAGGCAAAAAAGAGACCACGGAACAAAGGGTTAAAGAGGCTATCAGAGTACTACAGGAGTACTCCGAGAGTGATCCTGCTGATTCCCTCTTACTGATTCCTGATTCCCTCTTCCCTTCAAAAGAACATGTACCACCTTCCGGTGATACGTATCCGCCAGAGTTTGAGGAAATTTGGAAGCTCAAGCCGAAACGCGAGGGGGGCAATCCTAAGAATCAAGCATACGGCGCATATAAAGCCAGCCTAAAGCGAGGGGCAACCGTTGAAGAAATCAAGGCCGGGGTTATCCGCTACAAAGAATATTGTGACCGCAAAGGTCTGACCAACACTGACAAGGTCCAGCAGATGCGAACGTTCTTCGGAAAAGGCGAGGGTTTCCGAGAAGAATGGACCGTGACACAGGAGACAGTACGCTATGAACAAAATCGAGGGGCTGGTTACTCAGGCCAGCCAACAGTTAGCTACGACCCAAACGACACAAGCTGGGCAGACGACTTCAACCCAAACGGCGGAGACTTCGACGGACTCAGTTAGCGAGATGGACCGAAAGTTCGTCAATAAGCTATTCGTCAGGCTACAGGAGATATTCCCTAAGTGGCGGGAGATCTGGCAGTCGGATGGCGAGATTAAGGCCGCTAAACGGCAGTGGACAAAGACGCTCGTGAAGCATGGCGTGTCTGATGCGCAGATGATTCAGCTTGGATTGAATGCCGCCAGGGAGTCAGGATGGGTTCGACCGCCAAGCGCTGGCCAATTTGTGACGTGGTGCATTGAAGGCGCAAAGGAAAAGTCCGGCATCCCGTCCAAAGAAAACGCAGTGTCGCAGATAATGGCTATTGCCAGAAAAAGCGACCACGCCCGAAAGCGAACTCGCTTGTGCCCTTCGATGTATCAGGTCAGCCGGTTTATCGACTGGCACGAGTTCCGCAAGCTCAATTCCGAGAAGGCGGTTAAGGCTGTCGAGCGGGCTTATGATCAGATGGTTGATCATTGGCGGGCCGGGAGGGAATTTGCAGAGCAGCCAACGATGATCGAGAACGCCAACCCAAGCGGCGTCACGCACACCAAAGAAAGCCGGGAAGCCGGACTTGAAAGACTGAGAGAGCTAAGGGAGTCACTGAAATGACAGATGCAAATGCAGCTATGGCGGCGGTAAAAGAATATCAGGAAGGCCGGCAGTTACGCCGCAGGCTTTCAGAATTGTCCAGTAAAGAGATTTCCGAGCGCTACGGGATAAGCGTAGACCGGGCTCGGGCTATAGGCTCCGGCTACACGGACACGAAGATAACGCATGACAAGTTGCTGGAGATCCGCGAGCTGTACGCAGAAGCCGAGCGCATCAGGCCGCTTGTCCGCCAGAAGTCCATGAACAATCTGGCGGCGAAATATCACTTGTCGAAAGTGACGCTCAGGAAATATCTGGACTTGAGTCATGGGTAGCGCAGCCATAAGAACAGAGCATGACCGCAAGATGGCCATTAGGCGGATAGAGAATGCCGAGCTGCCCTGTACTATGACGCTAACCAAGGGAGCGCCTAGAAGCATAGAGCAGAACAGGCTTAACCGTATGTGGATGCTTGAGCTTGAGCAGCAAGGGGATATGACGGCTGAGGAATATCGAGCGTACTGCAAGCTTCACATAGGAGTCCCAATTCTTAGGAATGCCGAGCCCGGATTCAAGGAGAAGTATGACAGTATAGTTAGGCCGCTGGATTATCATAAGAAAATAGAGCTTATGATGGTCCCATTTGATTTTCCGGTAACAAGAATGATGACAACAAGGCAGCACATGGAGTACCTTGATAAAGTGCACGAGCACTTTTCGTGCAAAGGGTTCTCACTAACGCAGCCGGAGCATAAAAATGGTTAGCCAGAGTAAGCTAAAGTCAATACTTAGGTATGAGCCAGAAACAGGGAAATTTTATTGGCTGGAGGCGAGGGGCAGGGTTTCGAGAGGCAGTGAGGCTGGATCTGTTGGAAGGTTTGATTATTTGGTAATTAAGAT